TCACAGGCACGAGCAACGAACTCACGATCATCCTGTCGTAGGGGGTCGCGATGGCATACGAGATCCGATCCATATCGCAGGTCGGCACCTCGGAGCCTTTTGAGCTTCAGGTGGCCAGGGGTCAAATCCCTGGCCACACTTTCGTGCATCGCCGGGCGCGGGTTCCCTCAATGTCGAACAACCAGTCCGGAACGGTCTGGGATATCGACGACACGTTTTACCCTTGGAGTGCGTGGGACACCGCAGGCACTGTAACGGTAAGCCGTGCGGACGCAGGAGACGCGGGGAAAAACATCATAATCTCCGGATTGGATGCGGACTATAACCCCGTTTCGACCACAGTCACACTGACAAACCCGACGGGAAACACATCCCCGACAGTATTTAAGCGCATCGACTTGGTCCGGATGAACGGCACCTCTGCCAACGTCGGCCAAATCAATGTTCTGAAAGGTGCGACGACCGTTGCCCGGATTGTTGCGGGGGTAGGTCAGTCCCTCAAGGGTACGTACACAGTTCCCGCAGGGTACACGGCTTATCTGACACAAGGTGCAATGACCATTCAAAACGGCGCCGATGCCACGGGCACGTTTTACTACCGTACTCCTGGAGATCGCTTTTTGGTGGGTCACACTTTCGAGGTTGCCTCCTCGGAATACTTCTATGCCTTCACGTGTCCGTTTGCTCTTCCTGAAAAATCTGACATCGACGTCCGTGCCAGTGTTCGAACGAACAATGCGCTGGTTACGGCAGCGTATGACATGATCTTGATCCAGAACCGAGGACCGCTCTGATGGCCAAGATCGATAAAGAAAAGATGGCCTGCAATAAACCACGTCGCCAAAAGTCCGGTGGCAAGAAATTTGTGGTCAAAGCCTGTGACAAGGGCAAAGAAAAGATCGTGCGCTTTGGCGATGCCAACATGACGATCAAAAAATCAAACCCAGAGCGCCGCAAGTCTTTCCGGGCGCGTCACGGGTGCGACAAGGGCACCTTGGATAAACTGAAGGCCAGGTACTGGTCCTGCAAGATGTGGTAGATTGACATGGGAAGCGTACAACTCACTCACGAAGAGCTGGAAGCAATGCTGGATCGCGCAGCCAAGAAGGGCGCACGAGCTGCCCTGGAAGAGCTGGGTTTGCACGACGAGCATGCGGAGAAGGACCTAGATGAGTTGCGCGGCCTGCTTGCATCATGGCGCGATACAAAGAGAGCCATGTGGTCTACAGTGGTGAAAATCACGACGACGGCGGTCTTGTTTTTCATCGCCGGTGCAGTTGGTTTCTACATCAAAAACAACACGGGTAATTGACCCATGAATCGTGGTAATATGTCCAAGCAGATAACGGAGGCTCCGATGGCTGGATGCAAATCTAAGGGTTACCAAGCTGGTGGCATGGTAGAAAACGACATGATGTCCAAGCGTCTGGACCAGAAGGGCCGCACGCCCTCTATGAAAAAGACGCGCAAGATGCCTAGCGGCGCGCAGCAATACGTCCGAGGTGAAACAACAGGGGATCGTTTGGACACGCTGACCGGTCTTGGTGGATTCAAACGCTCCTCCAGGATGCCCTTTGGCCCTGAGCGTCGGAAAATGTTCGACATGGAGATGGGGCGGTCAGACGCGTTTATTGATGAGCTGGAAGCGGGCCGGGCGAAGTCTCGGGAACGCGTCAAAAAGTTCCGTGGCGGTGGCAAGGTTATGGGTTACAAGAAGGGCGGCGCTGTTATGGCGGGCCGTAAGCCCAAGCGGTGTAAGATGGTCTGATGGCCAAGAAGCCTGGATTATACGCCAACATCCACGCCAAGCGTAAGCGGATCGCTGCGGGAAGCGGGGAGAAGATGAGGAAGCCCGGTTCCAGGAATGCGCCAACGGCTAAGGCGTTCAAGGAATCGGCCAAGACGGCGAAGAAGAAATGACAACGTCAGGTTCACGCGATTTTAACCTCGATGTAGCCGAGGTTATCGAAGAGGCATATGAGCGTTGCGGCCTAGAGGTCCGCACGGGCTACGATGCGCGCACAGCTCGCCGGTCTTTGAACCTGATGTTCGCTGACTGGGCCAACCGCGGTTTGAACCTATGGACCGTGAAGCAAGGCACGATCACCCTGACGCAGGGTCAAGCAACCGAGACGCTGGACGCCTCGGTTGTAGACGTCCTGGAGGTGGTGCTTCGCAGGGGCGGTACGGATTACGAGCTTGATCGGATCAGTCGTGGAGAGTATTCCACTCTGCCGAACAAGACCACGCAAGGCAGGCCGAGCCAGTATTGGTTTAATCGCCAGATCACGCCTGTAATGAACTTGTGGCCTGTTCCAGAGAACTCGACGGACCAGATCATCTATTACTACGTGCAACGCATTGAGGATGCGGATACGCTGGTTAATACAACGGACATGCCGTTTCGGTTTTATCCGTGCATGGTTGCTGGGCTGGCGTATTACATGGCCATGAAGCGGGCGCCGGAGCGCCTGCAGATTCTGAAGGCGGTGTACGAGGAAGAGTTTCAACGTGCGGCGGAAGAGGACGAGGATCGAGTTCCTTTGAAGCTTCAGCCTAGTGGGAGGTACCTGAGGGTTTAATGGCGTACGCATCAGGCAAACACGCATGGGGGATTTCCGATCGGTCTGGTCGGCGCTACCGTCTTCGGGAGATGAAGAAGGAGTGGACTGGCGCGCTTGTGGGGCCGGATGAGTATGAGCCTAAGCACCCGCAGCTGTACGCTCCAAAGGTTGGCCCGGACCCCCAGGCACTAAGAAACCCGCGCCCTGACCAGGCTGAGGCGTTGCAGGTCTACGTTGGAATAGTCACGGTTGAGACGCCCAATGTTGTTCCGCTTCGAGGCATCGGCCAGGTCGGCCAAGTTACGGTGACCACGACATGACGATGACCTACGGCGAACTGAAGCAGGCCATTCAGGACTACACGGAAAACGACGAAACAAGTTTCGTCAACAACCTTCCCTTGTTCATTCGTCTGGCGGAAGAGCGGATCCTGAAGAACGTCCAGCTTAACTTGTTCCAGAAGCACCAGTCCGTCAACATGACGAGTGGCAACGAGTATTTGGCGGTGCCGTCGGACTTTTTGGCGCCTTTCTCGCTGTCTATTAGTGCCGACGGAAACACGGAGTTCCTGTTATTCAAGGATCTGGGTTTTGTCCAAAGCTACAATCCGGATCCGACGACCACGGGTCAGCCGAAGTACTACGCGCAGTTTGATGTGGACAACTTCATTCTCGCTCCCACGCCGGATGCGAACTACACGGTGGACATCCACTACCTGTACCGTCCGGCAAGCCTGACGGCAGGCGCCGACAGCGGGACGAGCTGGCTGTCGGAAAACGCTGAGATAACTCTTCTTTATGGATCGCTCATAGAAGCGTATACATACATGAAGGGTGAGATGAACCTGATGCAGTTGTATACTCAAAGGTTCAATGAATCGCTGGCTCGTCTCAAGAACCTGGGCGAGGCACAGGAGACCGTCGATCAGTATCGCACTGGTCTTCTTCGCAGGCAACGGGCATAGGGGTTAGACTATGGCTTTCTCCGGCAACTATATGTGCACCTCCTTTAAGGTGGAACTCCTGAAGGGCGTACATAACTTCTCGGCGTCTGGCGGGGATACTTTTAAGATAGCGCTGTACACAAGCGCAGCGACGTTGGACGCCACAACAACGGCCTATTCTTCGACAAACGAGGTAAGTGGCACAGGGTACACGGCGGGCGGTGCGGCGCTGACAAATGTAGATCCCACATCCACGGGCACTACGGCGTTTGTTGACTTTGCTGACGCGACATGGGCATCGGCAACGATCACGGCCCGAGGTGCGCTGATCTATAACTCATCGGCTGCGGGCAATCCCGCTGTGGCCGTTCTTGATTTTGGCGCGGACAAAAGCTCGTCGGCTTCGAACTTTACTGTTGTTATGCCGACAGCGGATTCGTCCACAGCCGTTGTCCGAATTGCATGAGGGTGTAATCCATGGCGAGCACATACACGTCGAACAGCGGTCTTGAGCTGATCACCACAGGGGAGAAGGCTGGCCTCTGGGGGGATACGACCAACACCAACATTCAGATCATCGACCGTATGACCAACGGTGTGGGGACGATCACGCTATCTGGAACGACCCACACTTTGAATACGGTGGACGGCAGTCTGTCAGACGGGCATTACGCTGTTCTGGTTTTTGCAGGGTCGCCCAGTGGGACGAACACTGTCACGATTAGCCCTTCTGACCAGCAGAAGACCTTCGTTGTCAAAAACACCACTGACCAAACAGTGGTTCTGACACAGGGTTCTGGTGGCAACGTAACGCTTTCAGCAGGCAAGAGTGCCATCGTGTACGCCAATGGCGGCGGCGCAGGGGCCGCTGTCGTCAATGTCACAGACTCCTCTACCTTGCAGTTTGGACTGAACAGCAGCAGCCTGATTTGGGTGTCTGTGGATGGTGACGACACGAACGACGGTTTCCAGCCGTACACTCCTGTTCGCACGCTGAAGCACGCCCTTTCTTTGGTAGCGCAGGGTGGGATTGTGAGTGTCGGTCCGGGGACATTCTCTGAAGTCTGCCCCATGGTTGTACCGCGTGACGTTAGCATAATTGGTGCTGGTCTCCGCGTGACGCAGATTGAGCCGACCTTGGCGACAAACACCAACAGCATGTTTTTGGTGGACTCTGGGGCGTATTTGACTGGCATGACCTTCGCGGGCCATCAGGCCGGGGCGTGGGCTGTGCGGTTTAACGCTTCTGCGGACAATACCAGCATTGGCGCGGCAGACGCAGGGGCATACATATTTAAGTCCCCCTACATCCAGAACTGCACCAGCTACACAGCGCAAGATGACTCCGGCGTTGCAGGGTCAACTTCTGATGGAACTACCGGCGGGGGCATGCTGGTTGACGGTGACGAGTGCGCCTCAAACTCGCCCATCCGCTCAATGGTGGTGGACAGCTACACCCAGATCAACTTGGACGGCCCAGG